ATTCTGAGTTTTTTCACATACCACTACTAGGAGGCAAGGCATGAAACTATCAAACAAACACAAGGCAGCAATTAAGTCATATTTAAGAGCTGTGGCTGCTTCCGGTATAACTGTGCTGTTGGCAATTGTTGCTGACATCAGACCAGAGTTTGCAATCCTTGCTGGAGCATTGGTTGCACCTCTTGCTAAGGCACTTGATCCAAAGTCCGGCAAAGAAGCTGATTATGGACTTAATGCGAAATGACAGCCAACGAATGGGTTGGTATAGCCGTTGGCGTATCCGCCGTATCAACAAGTTTGTTGTTGGGTCTGCGCTGGGTTATTAAATCCTATTTATCTGAACTTAAACCCAATTCAGGCAGTTCGATAAAAGACCAAATTTCCAGATTAGAAACCCAAACATTCCAATTGCAACAGCGTGTCGATGATCTGTTTGTCTTAATCAGTAAGCGATAATTTTTGCCATGGCGAACACACGCAAATCATCGAAACGCAAAAAGATTAATAGGCGTATCGTTCGCCAAACTCCTGAGCCATTAACAAAGATCGATCAACATTACATGGCTTTGCACGAATGTTACAAAGCAGCCAGAAAAGCAGGATTCACACCTGAGCACGCTTTTTGGTTGATGACTGAACATAAGACTTTCCCTGATTGGATTGTGGGCGATGGTGGGATAATCCCATCAATAGATCCAACTGACGATGAGGACGACGATTAAGCGATACTTGGTTATTTCGGATTTACAGATCCCTTACCACCATGAAGTAGCAGTCAAGAATGTAATTAAGTTAGCAAGACGGGAGCGGTTCGATAGTGTTCTTTGTGTTGGCGATGAAATTGATTTTCAAACCATTAGCCGATGGGCTGAAAAAACACCTTTGGCTTATCAACAAACTTTGGATGATGACCGCACAGCTACTCAAGAAATCCTTTGGGCTCTCACAGAGCACAGCAGAGAAGCTCATATTATCCGCAGTAATCATACTGATCGCCTTTATAACACTCTATTAAAAGTCCCGGGAATGATTAGCCTTCCCGAGTTGCAGTATGCCAAGTTTATGGATTTCGATTCTATGGGCATTACCTTCCATAGGACATTTTACGAATTTGAAAAGGGCTGGATCTTGGCTCATGGCGATGAAGGCAACATGAATCCCAACGCTGGGCAGACTGCCCTAAATCTTGCCAAAAAGGCAGGAAAGAGCGTGGTTTGTGGGCATACCCATAGGTTAGGTATGTCAGCCTACTCAGAGGGGCTCTACGGGGCTTACAGACCCCTTTACGGGGTTGAAACAGGCAACCTTATGAACCGGGCAAAAGCCTCCTATACAAAAGGCTTGGCTAATTGGCAAATGGGCATAGTTTTGATGGAGTGGGATGGCAAAAATATGAGCGTGCAGATGATCCCAATTAACAAAGATGGCAGTTTCACAGCTCTTGGAAAGTCTTATGGGGCGTGAAACCGACTATCACGATCGCACGATTGATGATCATATCGATGAACTTGAGGATATTGGCGTTATCTAATCGTTATAAAACACGCCGAAAGAAACTAACCAAGCGTCCTTGATTTAGGTCATACTTTATGTATGCACAGACCGCCTGTGTATATGTAAGGGAGCAACATGAATACATGGCTAGAATTAAGAGATCTTGGCTTAGATGTCGCAGCTGTAATGCTAGCGATAGGATTTATTTACTGGATCGTTTATGAGATCCGAGATACCGCATTCCAGAATGGTTATTGGAAGGGTCGGGCACATGGGTGGGAAATGCACCGCCGAATGACCAACATCAAGGCACAGTCAGATGAGGTATTTGACTATGACAAAAACTGAGCAGATCTTTGATGAAGCAATTACAACTATTCAGTCAAGAGGTGTCGTTTATGGGCATCCTTACTACAACATGGAGCGAATCTCAAAGCTGGTCAGTTCGTATCTCGAATACCCAGTCATGCCTCACGATATTTGTATCTTTAACATCTTGCAAAAAATTAGTCGTTTGCAGGAAAGCCCAGGACACCACGACAGCCTTGTGGACATTGCGGCATACATCGGTATTTACAAAACAGTTTACGATGCCGAAACCGACAGCGACTTCAAAAAAGGAGATGATCTCTAATGGCATTTAATCTTGAGGATTATGAGGATGTGGCAACCCTTAACAAATGGTTCATTGCCAATTTTCCAAATGGTAGATCAGATATTTCAGTCATTAGTCATGATCCTGAAAAGGGTTACATTTTGGTTCAGGCAACTCTGTGGCGAGATGCAAACGATCCTTCACCAGCTGTATCAAATATAGCCTTTGGATCTAGGGAAACCTATATGGCTAACATGAAAAAATGGTATGTAGAGGATACTGCCAGCAGCAGTTTGGGAAGGGCGATAATAATTCTCAAAGGATCAAACAAGACTGCTACAAAAGACAGCATGGAAACTGTTAAAGCGGATCAGTCATTCAAAGAGAAGTTAGAAGCCCGGCAAAACATGTATGGCAAACCCGGATCAAAGTCAGCACAAATTGAAACGATCTTAAGAAATAGTTTTGAATCTGATAAAAAACCTGAGCCAGTTGCTTGGTCTGTTGGTGATGTAGTTGCTGAGATAGGTGCATCAACACCAAATGAGCCACCTGCATGCGAGCATGGTCATATCTTGAAACAAGGAATCTCTAAAGGAGGTAAGCCTTACTATGGATATGTTTGTAAAGCAAAACAATGTGATGCCAAGTGGGCAAAACTTACAGCTAATGGAAAATGGTATTTTGAAGGAGGTGAATAAATGGGTGAATTACAAATTATCGATGGCTCCGGCTTAACTGCCAACTTTGCGGATGACGGAGTAAAAGTAGAGCCATCAAGAGTTACTTGCGATCTATGCAACGATGACAGATTACTTCATGAGGGCGATCTGCTTCGATGCTATTCCTGCCACGCAATAAACCGGATTCCTTATCATGCCTAATTACGATTACATGTGCGATGGTGAGGGGTTGCTGATTGTATTGGATCTACCAATGGATCATAAAATTCCTCATTGTCAAGTATGTGCTGCACCTTTAAGGCGTGTCTATACAGCTGTTCCAACGATCTTTAAGGGAACTGGATGGGCTGGCAAAGATGGTTAAATTTAGATGCAACTTCTGCTCAGCCAATACCGACTTTGAATGGCTAGATGGTTACGAAACCCACGAAGGTTTTAGAACTTACCAATGCCTCAAATGCTGCGCTGTGGGCGTTAAAAATGAAGCTGAGGCTATCGATACTCAGGAACCTGTCATGCGCTGCAAGAAATGCGGTTCATGGATGTTTACAGATAAGGAGTGCTTTACATGTGCGATTCTCACAATGAAGGAGATCACGAAATGAATTGGGCATACCAGAATCAATTGCGTAAGAAATGGCTAATAGATCATCCTGAAGCAGAATACGAAGGGTGGATGAGTATATGACATGCCGTCTGACCTGCGGTTTTGTTAATGGATTTGGAACTATATGATACGCTATAAAGAGCATTGGCTCTCAAAGCCAAAAGGCGAACCCCGAAGGGGGAGGTTCGCAAGGTGCTCGCTAATTGGGATAGCTCTATGTTTAGCCAACATTTCAGGCTTTGAAAAAGCACATTCCGCTGAACCACGAACCAACCATTACAGACAATGGGCTTTCATACAATTAAACAATATAGATGAATTTCATTGTTTAGATGAATTGTATTTCAAAGAATCAAGATGGAACCCTAAAGCTAAGAATGGTAGTCACTACGGCATACCTCAAGGCAGATCAATATACTTAAGTAAGGTTAATGGATTTAAGCAGGTAGAATGGGGTTTGAAGTACATCAAGAACAGGCATGAAACTCCATGCAAGGCACTACATCATTTCAAGACTAAGGGATGGCATTGAGTAAAAGCGCATTAAGAGATAGTGGATCTACAAGACAATGGCGCAATATAAGAGAGCGCATACTTAGGCGTGATGATTATGTCTGTCAATACTGTGCACAAGAAGCAGATACAGTTGATCATGTGATACCTAGACGGC